GTCAAACCACCGGAGGTAGTTGGGTTAAGAGCAAGACCTGAAGAGGTAGTTGTCAAACCTGATGCTGAAGGCAAGAGGATAGATGCTCCGCCAGAATCTGCTGCCAAACCGCCAGTTGAGGTTGGGGTGAATGAGAAGGTTTCTCCAGTAAGGTTAAGTCCGTTACCAGCTAGGTAAGTTCCAGCACCAGAGAACTGGGTGAAGGTGATCGCATCGGTGCCAATCTTAATTCCATCATGTGGAGTAGATGAAGATCCAAGGTTAGACTGTACCCAACCTGTGTTAGCCTGTCCACCCGAACCAACAAAGACGAAGTCTCCAGCAACTACTTGACCAGCAACGTAGTTATCATAATCGGTTGCACGAGTCAAGACGGTTGCAACACCGGAAGTTCCAGCAGTTGTTACTAAGTAGATACCGTTTGCCTCGCTAGATGTTCCTGCGTCTGCAGTAACACCGTTCTTAACAAGAATACGGTCGCCAGATGCAAGTGTGTAAGAATCAACAACTGTTGTTCCTGTTGAAGAGAAGGTAATTGTTGCGCCTACGCCAGTACCGCCATCAGCACCTGATGTACCAGCAGAATATGTAGCTGCAAGAGTTGTTGCGGTTGCTACAGATACAGAACCGTGTACGTTAAGTGAGCTTGCAGTTGCGTCAACGTATGCTTTGTTAGCTGCATCAGTTCCTGCAGTTGGTGTGGCAAGGTTTGTGATCTTATGGTTGTTTAGAGAAACATCTGCTGCTGGAGCGCCAAAAGTATCAAGTGTAAAGTTAGAAGGAGTAAATGCGTGAACGTGATCTTCACGAGCAGGAGCAGTACCAGTACCTACTCCAGCAGAAGCTGCTGTAATTGTAGACGGTGTTACAGATGTAAGTGAAGGCGTACCGTGGGTGTGGTCTGAGTGGGCTACGGTTGTAGCTGAACCATTTGAAGATCCAAGTCCATAAGATGTAGCAGCTGTTACCGCACCAAAACCAGGACCTGCGTGGGTATGATCTGCACGAGCAAAGTTGGTAGATGTTCCGTCTGCGGCTGTTCCAGCAATTGTTAAAGTAGTGCTAGCTCCGGAACCAAAAGCGTTGGTCTGCTGCCAAGTGGTTCCGTTAGAGTAGTAAACTAAGAAGTTATCAGTAGCATAATAAAAAGTACCTGATGCTACGGCAGTCGCAACTGGACGAGAAGCAAGTGCACCTGCGCTAATTCCGTCAGCAGAACCCCAAGCAGTACCATTCCAGATATACAAACCGTTAAGAGCAGTGTCGTAGTAGATCTGACCTACTACTGGAGATGAAGGTGCCGTTGCAAGGTTTTGAATTCGAGCATTTTGAAGCTCAAGCTTGCCTAAATCAATTGGGGTTAAAAACTTACGTGCCATTTACTATCTCCTTATGATAGGTAAGCGTGTCCACTAAAAGCTGAAGTAAATGTTAGCACAAGACTACTGGGGTTTAGGTAGCTAACTTCACCTTCTACTTGACTACCCCCAGAGTCTACAACAGTTATGTTCGGATAAAAGTTTAAATTGTGGGTGATTGTCCAGATAGCTGAGGGGCTGTTTTGTGTATAGGAATAGGCTACAGCCTGTACTGGGTTATCTAAGTTAGTTAGAGTAATTGGTGGGTTCTCTGTAATGGATATAGCGGCATTACAGTTCCCGCATGTACAGGTGTCCGAATTGCTACATTGGTAGATTACCGTAGGAAACGGCGCTAAGTTGTTTGGGGTCCATACTGTAGGGCTCATACAACACCGTATCCTGAAGAGTTAGTCACTGATGGGAAGGTATATACCTTCCCTCCAAAGTAGGTCTTTACTTTACCTGTTTGATCGGTTAGGCGTAAATCATAGTAAGCAGTCTTTGGAAGGGTCTCTGTAACGCTTCCTGGAAGACTTAGGGTCAAAATACTAGGGTAGGACTGGCCTTGGGCATTTACCTTACCTACTGTAAAGGAGCCAAGAACAACCGGCCCAACCTGAGAGAATTCGCTGTTTTGGTAAAGAACAATTTCAGATTTAGCCGTGTAGTTAGTAAGATCAAAGTTGAACCCAAAGTCTTGTACAAAATCGTCTCCGGAGTACATTTCGAGATCCTGTACCAGGATAGGCTCTGGAGGAGTCTGATCCCCGTAGGTAGGTACTGGAAGCATAACTCTTTGTGGGAGAGACCAGTCATCAATTTCTTGTGGCTTGTAGATAGGGATGTAGCGGTTTGTAAGACGGCTGATACGTCGAAGACTTGATACCTCAATACGGTAAAGTCCAATACCTAGCATTGAGCATATCTCACGGTATTGTTGCTGACGAGTAGTCATCATGCTCATAAGCTGGCTGTAACGTTCAGAACGTGGGATACTGACGCCATCTGGAGACATGATATTGATATCAAAAGCGGAGTCATTGGCTAAAGTATAGAGGGCCAAGGTAGTGGCTAAAATAACCACTGGATATTCTTCTACAGCAGGTAGGAAAGCAAGCTGGGTTATTGAGCTGCCCAAGCTAGTTGTCTCTCCACGAGTATGCTGGGCAAAAGCTGTGTTGACATAGTAGGCAACTTCAGAGTCAGTAAAGTAACGATACGCCTGTCCAGCAACAGTGACGATTGCGTTGTTTGCTGGGGCTGTAGGAAGGGTTAATACACCGGTTCCTTCTTCAACGATGGCGGTTGAGGATACGTCGGTTGAGCCAACTTTAACAACAAGGGTAGAACCTTGAATAGGCGCTTGTGAAAGTTGATAGCGCACAGTAACACCGTCACCAGTGTAGGTATCCACAAAGGTTCGTGCTGTGTCGCCAAGTTCTGCCCGAAGTCGGTCAGAGAGTGCTTGTAATGTTGCCACAAATCCTCCATCAGATAGTGTGCTAATCATCTAACAAATCTTGAGATTAGTCAGGTTAAAAAAGGCCCCCATAGACAGGAGGGCGGGTGTCTATGAGGGCGGCCACGGGGTGCGACTTAGAGGCGGTCGTACAAATAACCTTTTTCTTGTAAGTGAGTCGCTACATGCTTTGGAACTTTGTACTTTTTACCTGTTTGGAATGAATAATTGTTTCCAGCGCCAATAGTAACCATGTCTAGGTTCTCTGCTACTCGAATGACAACCTGGTCGTCTGCAAGGCTTACGCCCACGCTTTCGATCTCGTCAATTACTGTTGGGTTTTCTGGGTTCTGAGTAAGGTCAACAACTTCAGTCTCATCTTTGTGAGCCTTTGTTTGTGTTGCCATTGAGATTTCATTAGCACGTTCTGCTAATACCTCTGCGTTAGCTGCTAGTAGAGCCTCACGCTGACGCCCTGTAACGTCTGTAACTTTTGCTTTTGCCACGATATTTATTCTCCTGTTAGATTAGTTGGGGTGGGGGAGGGTTTCAAGGCCCTCCCCCCGGTATTAAATTAGTTGGTTTCTGCAATAACTACAGACTGATCGGTGATAAGACCGAGGCCGTAGATAGCGTACCATGCAAGAGCGTGCTCACGACCGAAGTCAAGAATACCGCCGTCACGAAGCTCAACTGGAAGTGAGATAGCGTGACCGAATGCGTTGTCTCCAATGAAGATAGCTGAGTAGCGATCGTTTGAACCGTTACCTGTAGCTGTTACTGGAGTTGTGTAACCTCCGCCAGTTGGATAGGCGATTGATCCTGGAGCCACTGCTGTATCTGTGGTGTAGCCTGAGCCTGCACCGTTGGTGACCTTTGAGATCTGAGTTGTCTCAATGAAGACTGTGTCGTAGAGACGACCGATTTCACCGAGCATGAAGTTACCTGGAGCAGCGTACTTTGTTACTTCAATGAACTCTGGGAGGTCACGAAGACGACGGCTCTGGTGAGGGTGAACGAATGCGACGTAAGTCTCACCCAACCTTGGGATGTTCTTTGTTGCCAAGGTCTCTACAGCGTCCTTAACGGTACGTGTTGAGAGGTATGAAGCACCGGTCATTGTTGCACGTGAAGTAGCTTCTGTGCCGTATGCATACCAGTTGTTGACAGCAGAGAGGTTTGAACGATCTTCACCGTAGATGACTGAAGAAGCAGCCATGAGTGTGTCACGAGCCTGGCCATCAAGGTAGAGAGCCATGTTACGTCCAAGAAGACGTGATGCTGATGCCATAACGTCATCAAAAGATGCGTTGAGGAGGAGCTCAGATACTGCGATTGCGTATCCTTGTTCTGCAACTGTGATTGAGAACTGTTGAGCTGTAAGTGCGTTTGTTGACATACGGACACCTTCAACGAGTGTTGAAGCGTTGCCGAGGTTGTTGTAACGCATGAAGTTGATCTGGAGACCAGGTGCGACGCCTAGTTCTGTCTTCTTAACAGCGAACTGTTCGAAGCGAAGGATAGGCATTGACTGGAATAGAATTTCCTTAGACCAGATGGTCTGAATTGCTTGTGTAAGCTGGCTGTTTGCGCCAGAATACGCTGTAGGTGCTGCGGCTAAATTCCCGGTACCTGTCACGGCTGAGGCCATGTTATTACTCACTTTCCGTTGTAGTTTGTATACATTCTATGTAGGATACTGCATTTTTAAGGCTGTCGGTGTTATCTTTAAAACTACCCAAACCTATGTTACAACTGTTACATAGTAATCCTCTTATTTTACCTGTTTCATGGTCATGATCTACTTTTAAGTCTTCTGGTAAATTTGGTGTCTCTTTACAGATACCACAAACTCCATTTTGCTTTTCTAGTAGAGCATTCCAATACTCTAATGAGAGATTATACCTATGTTTTAACATAGTAACTCTATTTATATGACCACGCCTATATGCTAGTTTTGCCTCTGGATCTTTCCAATAAACATTCTTAGCTTTACTGCGCCTACAATCACGGCAATAGTATTTACGCTGTTGCCAGTAGTTTTCTGTCATATCACTATGAGTTGTTTTACAAGTTGGGCAAGTGACTTTTAGCCCTAAAGGCATTGATTCACGAACACTTCTTGTAGAACTCATAGATTTTTTTTACCCGAAGATTCCCTTGTTGCGATCATTTGCTGCTGTTCCCAACAGACGTGATCGGTTTTTTGCGTAGTCAGCTACCGACATAGAAGCAATTTGCTCCGGTGTATACGATTGTTGGTCCGAATTGTTTTCCAAAGTTGGTGGCAAGGTGGCCCTTGTACCGGTCATTTCCCGACGCACTTGCTGATTAGCCTGTGTCATCGCTTCCAAGAGCTTAGAAGTTTTCTCCTTAAGCTTGGAAATACTCTGTTCAATCTCATCTACACTATTTCCGGCGATCATATCAATCAGCTCGGGTGCGATGTTTTCTTGCTCTTCACTAATGCGGCGATTGAGATACTGTGATAGTTCAGCATACTCACGCTCACGCTCTAGGAGAGCGAATGCACGTTCACGTTCTAGGCGCTCTGCTTCAACTTTAGCTGCCCACTCTTTTTCCTTAACTTCAAGGAGTTGGCGGACATCCATGTCAGCTTCAAGCTTCTTACGCTCTGCTTCTGCTGCGGCTTCTTGAGCTGCACGAGCCTCTGCTAGACGTTCTTCACGATCTTTCTTAAGAAGATTAAGCTCTTCCTTAAGAGAATCAATCTGTGGATAAAGTTTTGATTTTTCTTGCTCACGTACTCGTTGCAAGTCTTGCTCTGTGTAGCCCTTTGCTTCAGTGAACTTATCTTCAGCCACTGCCTGCTGTGCTACAGGTGCGGTATGGTTAACTTCAGATGCGAAAGCATCTTGAGCCACTGCACTGTCTACTGCTGTTGAGTTTTCTGACATGCTTATTCCTTAGGTTTGAGAGGTCGTTGTCCGAATTAGTGCCACGATGACCTGCGGGTTTTGTTTAGTGGTATATAGCCTCGCAAACTATGCGATGTTTGTCAGGCTAAATTACTTATTTTCCTCTGAGTTTGGAGTATCTGTCTGATCGTTAGATACGCCTCGTCCAGGAAGCTTTGTTCCATAAGCCTTAGTTACAAGCTCAGCTTGCATCTGGGCCAATGTGTTCTCTTCAAACGGTGTGATAACTCCAGGTTGTCCTAGAGGGCCAGGGCCAGTTCCATCTGCTGGAGCTGCTCCAGGAGGAAGAGTTCCATCAGGCATCATACCAGTTAATGAGGTAATTGCTGAAGCGATCTGCTGCTTGATGAGGTTGAGGGCACCATCAGCCTTAGCATCTGCAATAAGTTCTGCACGGATCTCTTCAAGCTTTTCATCTGGGAACTCTTCGCCAAGCTGGCGTAGAGCACCTTCACGAGATTCAAGATTCATCTGCATCTTGGCTTGGATTTCCTGCAAAGTAATAAGTTTATCTAGAGGTAGTGGAGGTGGGAAGTGGATTACAGACTCATAGGTCAAAGGATCGTTTAGATCCAAAGCTAGGAGCTGTTGATCCTTAATAGGTCCATTTACATCTGGGTTGTATACAAATGCCTCTGGCTCCTTGAAAGCAAGGGTTAGAAGAACTAGCTCATTAATACGGCGGATACCTTCGCTGTACTGAACGATCTTCTGGTTGTAGCGGTTCATCAAAGGCTGGTACTGGATAGCTAGAGCAACGCCTGAGGTATTAGAGATTGGCTGTACTTGACCAAGAGCAGTCTCCGGTACTCCGACCATCTCATGCATAGCGCTCTTAACAACCTTTAGGTACTCAAGGGCGCCCTGTAGGCCAGCCCCTCCGCCTTCTAGGTTCTCTACTCGGGCATCCTTTGGAAGACCTCCCCAAACTTTCTTAGGGCCCTTCTCAAGTGCTGATGCCTTAGCACCAATAATTACTGTAACCGGAGCAGCATGGTAGTTGACGATATCTGCGATATCTGTTGCTACTTCGTTATAGTTACGATTCAAAACAATTAGATCATGACAATCTGATAGACCCCATGGGGATCCTGAAACCATTACATTGGGGATATGAATGATCGGTACGACTCCAACAGGATTAGGGCGAGAGTCAATGAGTTCATCGTTAATGTACTCCTCAATACGATCATCGGTCAAGATTTCTGTATATGTGTAAACCTGACGTGTTCCCTCAATAGAGGTGCCCCAGAAACGATACTTGAGCTTAAAGCGGATCAAGCGTGAGCGATCATGTGGGTGGAACTCTGGGAAACAAAAAGATGAGTTCAGGGGAAGAATACGAACTCGTCCTGGATGCATACGTCTAACAGAATCTTCAAAGCCTTCTTCATAAGCTACTTTAACAAAGCAGTCTCCAGAGACTCCGCCTTGCTGGCCCATCTCCCAAAGAACACCATGCTTGTTGTTATCAATCTCCCAAGCACGCTTTAGGATATCTGGAACGATTGCTTCTGTTGCAGTTGGGCTGCGAAATGAAACTCCACGACTAAATGTGAAGTTAGTAATAAAGTCTGTAAATGCACGATAGTAGTTATATACCATCTGTGATTCGCCAATTTCACGGCGGTAGGACCAGTGATGCCCTAGATACATTGCCCAGTTAAGTGAGTAACGATTTAAACGTGGACCATGTACTTCAAATTCTTCATCAGCAAGTTCTACAAGACCAAGAGGTGAAATTGAGATGGTTAAGTCAGATGACGCCGCCCTATAGGACGGAGGTGAAAAATCTACACCACCACTCATTGATTAAGTCCGTTCATTTGATTTGCCCCCGCATGCCAGTCTCTGAAAGTTAACGTTCACCAGCCCCGGAGAAAGGGAACGGGGCTGGGAACTAGGATTATTCTACAGTACTTTAGTCGTTTACTGATGCAGGGTTCATACGAGCTTGACGTGAACCGTTGCGGATTACTTCTTCAATTACGACTGTTGAGTGATCTCCGAAGTTACCCTGTGAGAACTCACCAAGGAATGTTGGAGCTTCTACCCAAGCTGCTGAACCGACGTGAGCACGCTCACGCATTGTCTCATCAGCATACTTCTCAAAGACGTTTAGATTGTGGTTAGGACGTCCATCTGGAGTGTCGTAGCCCTGATCCAAACCAACTTGGAAATCATTTGGGACATCTGTGTCTGTTGCAATGCCTTCTTCAAAGCGAAGTGGTCCACGAAGACCGGCTGTTGCAGGGGACATCTTGCGTTCGTATACGTTACCAGGACGCTCAGGATACTGAGGTGTTGGTGCGATATTTGGTGTTGCCATTGTTTTATCTCCTATAGGATAAGGGATTGAGGTTCCTCAGGGTTAATTCTGTCTTGTAGTAGGTGTTTTGTCATAGTAAATTAGAAGAAAGGATTAGAGCTTACCTCTACGGTAGGCATAACCATCTCTTGTGTTAAAGAGCAAGCTAAGGCCAAGGAATCCACAAAATCATCGTGTGCATGGGCCTCGTCAGGGGCTGCAACCATAAAGTTAGGTCCTTTGTACTGAACCTCGGCATCTGTCATCTGCTGATAGAACTTCTTCCAGATACGTAGGCGACGGGTCTTAGCGTGGGAAGGCCATGAGACCATCTGACGTTGGATCAAGGCTTGTAGGTGCTT